AGAGTTTTTTACAAATAGCAAATGCGGTTGTAGCATTTGGGTCGTCAACGATATTGATGCCAGGGAATAGCTGGCGGAGAAACATTACTTTTTGTTGATATGGAAGAGGATTCTTTTTAGGATCCCAGGACTTGGAGGTATAAACTCTGAACTCGGCGCCAATCTTTCTAGCATAGTTAGCACCGAAGTGGATCATTTCAGCATGGCCACGAGTTGGAACTTGAAATCTTCCGAAGATGAAGCAGACCTTCTTATTGAACATTTTTAGGTCTCCCCATTTTAGGATTATTCATCCAGTTTTCTTTATTCTCTGCCCATCTTTTTAGCATAGTTTCTCTCGTCTTTTGTTTTGATTCGTCGGAGCGTTTTTTACCTTTATTCCCGGCTCCAGCATTATTACCCATTTTAGCCTGACGCATCTTTTCAATAGTTTCAGGCGTATGCTTTTTACCTAAACGAGGATCAGGTTGTGCCAATCTCGCTTCTCTTAGTTTTTGTCTAGTATCCTCAGAATGTATTTTTCCTATAAACTTTTTCTTCGTTTCTTCCGTATGACCTTTATTATAGAACTTACCGTCACCATTATGACCATTATAAAAATCTTCATTTAGTTTAGCATTGACAGAACGCAATATAGCGGTCTCCAAAGATATCATATCTTCGTAGTTGCCTTCTGCTATAATCTGTCTGGAAAAATCATTAGGTCGTATTGAGTATTCTTCTAACATCTTTTTAGAAGAACAAACATAACCGTCGGTTGTAGTTCCTTTATGAACTCCGACATATAGTTTTTGTTTTTTGTGATCCGTCCAACAATAGACGAATGAATCCTTGTTCATACTCGCTCCCTCTGCGGGTTTATTTGTTTATTTATATAACTTTTTCTTTCTTGCCTCTTTTACTATCTTACGAATAGTTTTGACGATAGGCGTAGGCTTCTTTTCTGATTCCTTTTTCATTATTTCCCCCAGTTTTTGACGGCTAGGAAGTTGGCTCTACTAAACTCCATGCGATCCACCAGTTTGACAGCATCACCACCAGTTGACCAAGCAGCCACATATCCTTCTGGAGTTGTTACTTTATAACCACCATCGGCTGTATGTAAGAATGTGCCTAGGTCATTCACCTGATTGAACTTGGCAATCAGTAGCATCTTGGCATCAATCAATAGATTTTGGAGCTGGAATATCTTCTTTAGATCGGAAGCATTCTGGCGATACCATCTAAGGATCATATCTCTTTCAGCCTTGCGCTTTGCTTTAGTCGCTGGCATCTTGGCGTCGTCTATTTGCTTTTGGTATTTGTCACCGACCCATTTGATTAGCTGTGCTGTATGTCCTGCGCCCATATGTTCACCAGCACGAATGCGCTGATTGTAGAAGGACATAATCTGGATTCTTTGTGTTTCGTTTGTAGCAATGAAGTTCATTAGTGAGGCAGGTATTGTTCTGAATAGCGAACCAGCTTGTGATAGAATGCCTGTTAGTCTAGCATTCTCTGCCTTTGTAAGAGTAGCACGACCAGTCACATCAACGAACTTATTTGACCTATACCACACATTTCGTGATGGATTGAAGTTATTCACATTGATATCAAAATGCGTCTGGAGAGTTTGCATCGTCTTGCCATGATATGTGGTATGAAATACGATACCAATCTTGGCTGCTCTGACTTGCTGTGCCAGTTTAGAATCGGCGGGAACAGCATATGTGATTGTATTAGGACGAAATGTGATATACTTCTTGCCGTCGATGGTCTCGTCCTTTAGTTCGCTTTTGGAGAACATAAAGTCGCCATGGACAATGCCTTTGATGCCTAGTTCTGGCAGATACTTTAGAGCGGCAGACAGTTTATCAGCCAGACCACCTTGGTGATTGGCTCTAACATCAGCTTCTGTATAGTTTAGTTTAGCGTTCTTGGCAAAGATAGACTTTGAGCCAACAAAGAACTTTCCGTTTTCAGGATTGATACCAGCATAGATAGCAGGAGCGCCGTCGAACTTGGTTCTAAGAATAAGGCCGCCTCTTGCTTCGGATAGGGTCTGACCATCATCGGCAAACATATCTCTAAGGGAGATTAGAAACTGAATGGCGTTGCGAGTGCCAGCAACACCACCTTCCAGAACGGCGTCCTCAATATGTGTTAGATGGCGATCCTTTTCGGCCGCCGCTTCTGTAATATACTGTGAAAGTCTAATCATGGTCCCTCAAAATATTATTGACATATCTATTTATGTATATTATAAATAGGTGAAAGGAGATTCATATGACTGTAGGTTCCGGCGGCGTTATTTACGAAAAGAAAGTTCTCACCGAGATTAAAAAACAGATAAAGGTGGTAAAAGGTTTTCAGATTAAGGAAGGCGCCTCGACAGCGGCGTTTTCGGCACATGAACCAGATTTGGTGTTATTGGCACATAGCAAGCCTCTAAACATAGAAATCAAACAAGATAGCAAAGCGCAAATGGGTGGAACATCCTATAACTATGATATGAGAACAAAGAAGTTCATACAGGCTGGAAAAAGTCAAATAGATCCTGATTTGGATAAAATGTTTCGCAAGATACTACAGCCTAAGGCCAAAGACCTAAACAATCTGTTAAACTACGCTAAAGAAAACGATATACCACAGGTAGCTGCCGCTATAAAGGGCTTACCATTGACCGCAACAAAGCCTATGTGGGAAGAACTAACAAAAAGAAAGCTATTGGTTCCTCTAAATGCCAAGATAGAAGCGCCCATCGACTTTTTATATGACCACTACGAAGAAAAGAACTGTTTTTATATACAGATTGGTGGAGGCGGATTCTATTATCTTAAAAAGAATCCTCTTAAACTTCCAATACCACAACTACAGATGACATTCACTATTGAATTAAGACTAGGACGAAGTGGTTCGTCTTATCGTTCATCATTAAAAGCAGAAGTAGCAAGTGGTAACATTCGAGTTCAAGGAAGACTTGGTGGAAAGATTGTGCCCTCTCCATACTCATTGGATAGTAAAGGGCATTTTACAGAGTTGTTTGGTCAGATAACATCAAGCAAAGTTAAGGTCTTGTAAGTTTTTTTCTTATCAAGTAGATCCACAGTCGAATAGCGCCAATACATCTATCATATATGTCTCGGATAGACCAAAAACTCTTATTCAACTGTAGGCGCATCTTGTGATTGTCTTCTTCCAGTCTGGCAATAGTATATGCTGCCTTTCGTGGCACAGAATGACAATGGACTGAGTTGTGTTTTTCAACCCAGTCCGCCAGTTCATGTAGTTGTTGGATTAGTTCTTGATTGTCACTCATTCTTCCTCAATAAACTTGATTAGGTCAGCGGGTTTCATCATAATAAACTTTTCGTTGCCATACTTCTTGGCAATCTTTTCAGCAACTCTCTTACTGGCTTCTTTTTGATTTTCCGCCCGCATTAGTGCCGCAGAAGTTTTTGCTACTGCCAATTCTCTTTCGAGTTTAAGTATTTTGTCATCATAACTTTTCTTATCAAGAGGCTGAAAATGCTTCTGAAAGCCTAGCCAAAACTCACGAATAGCATCGGCACGACCGACACCTGGTGGTATAGACATATATCCTGTAGTGAGATTTATAGCGATATCACCAAGACCTGTTTGTATTGTGAGATTTTTCTGAAAATTTCCTACATTTATCAAAGTATCGATAGGCTGGGCCACCATTCCATCTGTTGTTGTTTCAGATTGATAGCTTGGCGGCGGTCCATTATAGATAATCGAATATGGTGTGCCAAGTGGGCGCATCGTAACGTCTCCCTGGGCCGCTCCTGTGGCTCCTACAGAAGCCATCTTTAGAGCATTATCTAGTACCGTTTCTAAATCACCGTTGTTTCTATCTATATCAATTCTATCAACAGTGACACCAGAAATATGTCGATAGGAATCTGTTATGACATCGTATGACCAGTCTTTTACCTTCGGATTCTGTGAGGATCTCAATACTGTCATTATTCTATCACCTCAAAGACATGCCAAACAAGAGTTGTCCAACTTGATTGCTGAACCGTGCCAACATAAACATAATGCTTTCGTTCATAATCCTGCATTTCATATCCAGTACCAAAGACATGAAACACATACTTACGCTTTTCTTTCTTGGGATTGACGATGGCCCAGAGGACAGGAATACTACCCTGCATTTGTAATGATAGTATCTGTGCTCCTCTGGGCATTTCAATCTCGGTCACCATATTATGATGAATATCCGTACCAAGCGGATACTTGTGAATCATCTTCATAACAAAAACTCCAGTTATTAGATACGGGCAGCCTGGAAATGCATACCGTCAGGACGACGCTCCCAACGACCACCCCAAACCCAACCTTCTGCCTCAAATGCCTGAACGATTAGAGACTTTTCAGTGAAAGAATGCTTATTGTATCCTGGCTTTTTACCAAGAGCATTCCAAGGTGCGGCAATGTCAATAGCGACACCAAAAGCATGAGTAGAAAGAGAAGAACCGCCACGCATATTACGAATGTTCCAGGTACCAGAAAAGACATGTAGTTGCTGTGCCTTGATCTTATCATAGTCTCTGCCATTCTCGTCCCACACATATGTTAGAACACGAACAAGAGAATCGGCACACGACTTATTCATCCATGTCTTGGTAATCTTGATATCGTCCATCCACATGGTATATGGTAGATTGACCTGAACCATATGCTTTCTAAATGCTCCGCCGTAATCTGGTGTACCAAACTTGGCACGAAGTTCACGCTGCGTAGGCCATACGTTCTTCTTTAGTTTACCAGCAGTAGGAACCTTAGCGTCAGCAACAGTGTTGGTAACGTCAACAAACTTTGTTTCGTCAGCGTCCTTTACAGCAACATCGGTCGTGTATAGTTTACCGTCAAAAAGAAATACATCTTTGCCAGCTTTTCGTGCTTCGGCAAATGCCTGTTTAAATGTTTTAGCCATTAGTTTCTCCTATTCTTAGTTCGCAATCACTAGCAGGACAGTCAGCGGAGCCGATGTAAGTGATAACATATTCACAGCACCAATACTCACGATTGACTCTCGCCAACTCGGACACATTAACAATATATATCATACTTCTTTCTTATGATGTTCGGAGCAAGTCATACGATAACCGCCATCTTTGGTAGGCCAACCAGTGCTAATACTATTGAAACATCCTGGTTCATCGCACAAACCAAGAAGCGGTTTCAGAGCAACAATCTTTTCTTCTCTAACCTTTTCTTTAATTCTATTCGTTCTCTCCATATCAAACTCATTGGAGATTTCCATACCACCAGCCATATACAGAGGCACATAGGCGTCAGAACCAAATCCTAGGCGTTGATAGATTAGATACCGAAAAGAACCAGGATCCTGGGCATGTTCAACGATATGTCTCATTACCCATGCGGTAACGGCCAGTTTCGTTTCATATGGACATTCTTC